CGGTTAGCGGCAGCCTCCAAAGCGGGAAGGTAAGTGGCGATCTGCATCGCATCCCTCGACGACTGATCTTGCGCCGACTTTGGCATACCGATTGATGCGCGGCCCGGACCCGGCCCGCGATCCATACCAGCGGTGACCGGCTCATCGGGACGCTCCGTTGGTGCGTCCAGTGGCGTGATCTTCGGCATTTGGCTTGCAGCCATTGGAGCTGCACCCTGAATGCCACGCATCTCCTGCTGCTCCCCGTATGCGGCATCCGGCATATCCATCGGTGTTTGCCTTTTAATGCCGTCGGTTCGCTTACTTAGCGAACCGGGACCAGAGACGGGGGCTGGGTTTCGTGGTGCTTGGTAACCACCCTCAGCCATCGTTAACTCGCTCTCAACGCTCGACGTGCAGAGTCATCCAGACCAGCGAACTTCTTCTTGCCGACATTGCGGCTAGCCTTCGTCGCCATCTTCCCGAACAACTGCTTACCGATACTTGCTCGCCACTTCTCGCGGCGAGCCATCTCCTTCTTACGGGCAGCCTTACGCTCCGCAGGCGACATGCCTTCCAACTTCTTGCGGAATGCTTCGCGACGGTTGTACTCCTCGCGAGTGATCTTGCGCCCGTACTTGTCCCGAAGAACAGCCTTCGCCTCTTTACTCTTCGGATTCTCGACGGCTTCTTCAGCCGCCTCGGCTGCACCGTCAGCAGCAACCTGCTGAACCTTCTCGTCTTGGATCTTGTTGTACGTCATAACCCCAGCGAGCGCAGCAGCAGGACCGCCAACACCGACCGCTGTAGCGAAGAACTTCCTCTTCTCGGCGCGGTCACCCGCAGCGTAAATCGTCTTAGCGCGATCCTTGATCGCCTTCTCCTGCTCGGCAGTCGTGTAACCACGACCCACGCGAGTGCGGGAGGACGTCGGATCATCAGGCTTCGCCGACGCTGCCTTACGACCCGGCATAGCGAAACCACCATCCGGTGCTTGCCGCTTCGGACGATCAGACAGCGGCGTCGATACGCCGCGAGTGGACTCCGGCTTAGAACCCATCGCGAATACGCGGCGTGGCTTCTCCCCAGCCTCACGCGGAGACTCAACATCCTTTTTCTGGGACTTCGGCTTCGCGGGACCGAAAGGCTTCTTCCGTGCCCGATCATTAGTGCGACCCGACGCATAGTCAGGAACTTCCGCTCGGGAGGAATCCTTCGGCTTCTTCGTGTCCTTCGGCTTCGTCGACCGCTTCGGAATCGTCACCTCTTCAGGTGTCTCCTCAGACTTCTTCTTCGACTTAGCCTTCGGCTTCGGCTTATCAGCAACGTTCGACTTCGGTGCTTCGTCCGCTGCCTTGCGAACATTACGCAAGCGAGTGGAACCCTTACCGCGAGTTGGAGTGAAACGCGGAAGATTCAAAGGATTAACAGCAGCGGGAGCTGCAGCACCGCCGCCCTGATTGGCGGCGAAACTTGCCGCTTGCGCGACGGAACGAGCATCCGGCAACTGATCCAGATTCCCATACAAGTAACTCGGGTAGTACGTCCGCATGTCGCCTTGCATGTACGACGGGCGGAAATCCATCGGACCCTGATAAGTGTTCGGGTCACCGGCCTTACGCGACACGCCACCATCAGGTTGACGGCCCGGACGTCCGGGTGTTGGTTGCGGATCAGCGAATGGACTCGGGTTGAAACGACCCTGCTCAACATCCATGAGGTTCGGTTGACCCTCACGAAGTGCCCGGTCGACACGCGCACGCTCACCCTGAACAGTCATGGCGCGGCTTTGCGGACCAGTCGCTGCACGCCACTTATCGACCCGCTTCTGGTAAGCAGCATCCGACTCAGGGTTCTTCATCGGTTCGCCGTTAGCCTTATAGCCCTGCTTGGGTTTCGCTACACGGCTCTGCTTCTTCTCACCAAGACGGTACGTCGAGTTCGTGCGAGCGTTCTGCCACTCAGCCAAACGGGCCTGAAACTGAGCATCCGTCTCACCGGCACGCTTAGTAGGCTCCGCCCCCCGAGCAGGAAGTTTCATGCGAGGAGGAACTTTGCCTCGCTTGAAACCAGTCGGCCTATTGCCGAATGGCATCTCCTGCATCAAACGGCGCGTCTTGTCAAAGTCCATGCCGCCGCCCTGAACATAATCTTTATAGGCGGCTTCCTCTAACTCGACACGAACCTGCGGGTTCTCATCAAGGAACTGAGCGCGACGCAACTGATCCAGTTCGTCAGGAGTCATCATCGACTCCGCTGCCTGCACTCGATCAGGTGTGGCGTTCGGGTTGCGAGGGTTAGATTTCGTTTGGACGGTTTCCCACGACTTCTTCGCAGCCCGATAACCCTCGTACCAGTTGACCTTCTTTCCGGTCTCCGGGTCGATCTTCTTGAACTGGTTCGCCTTCGGTTCTTTAGTGCCATCCCACGTCGTCGACACTTGATCCTTGGACAAGCCTTGCGACTTGCCCTTGTTGTCTCCGCGAGAGATCTTCCGCTTCAAACCATTGTCAATGACGCGACTGACGTTAACGGAACCCGACTCACTTGTTACGCGAGTGTCCAGAACTTCTGGTGCTGCTGGTGGCTGTGGCCTCGGTCGAGCGGGGCGAGGGCGCACATTGAAGTTAGGTGTCAGCCCGTCGGTTCGTGGCTGTTGATCGGCAGGGAAACCAGCCGGAGGGCGTGTCTGCGGTGGCTGCATACGCTGCTGCGCCTGTGCAGCCTGAACCATCTCCTGCGGGGATGGACGGTTCGGTGCAGGAGCAGCAGTATCCGCGCCACCTGCACGCATCGCTGCCGCAGAGCGGCCCCGCTGCTTCGCGATCTGCGACGGGGCAGCACGGAAACCACGAGCGAGAGCCGCACCCGGCCTGCGGAATGCGGTAGCCGCCATACCGGCGGCAAGCAAACCACCACCAGCCTCCAGTGAAGCCCTGTCGTAACTCTCAATCGAACGCTGATTGATGGCGTCGCGAGCGATCTGAGGGTTCACTCGACCACCAGCAGACAACTGCTGGCTAGGTACGAAGGAACCAGCCTGCGAAGCGATGTTCGCTGACGGATCGGCAGCAGCACCCAACGGGCCAGCAAGACCCATCAGATACGACTTCATCCACTCGATTACGGCGTTATCGCCGTTCTTCTTCGGGAAAGTTCTGCGCCTGTTCGGCGGTTCTCCTCGTGCCATGTTTCCTTCTAGTAAGGCTTCTTCTTCTGCTGGCTCTCAATCAACTTGCCGAGGTCGCCGGGGTTCCGAGCGAAACCCTTCGGCTTCGCCTTCGTCTCGCCCTTGATCCGCTTCGCCTTGGCCTTGCGCTTGCGGTAACCGCGAGCGTCGTCCTCGTTGATTGCCTGCTTCGCGGCAGCCATGCCTTTCTTCGTGTACGGGAATTTCTTCCCCTTAACGTTTGGCACGACTACTTCAGCTTCGTGTTGTTGCCCTTGATGCCCTTCGGCTGCGAACCCTTAGCGACCTGACCGCCGCCAACAACACCGCCGCCGTTCTTCTTCGGCTGGACAACACCGGCCCCGGTGGGAGCCTTGCCCATACCGCCCTGCTTTCCGATCATTCGTTTCTCCTTATGCGGGAACTTGTCTGGACACTGCGCCAGACATCACGGGCCTACCTGTACCCGTCAAACCAGCAAGCAGCCGCTGCATAGGCGGAGGTGCTGGCATGGCTTCGTTCTGCACCGGACCCTGTTCAAGTCCAGCGTTACTGGGTGCGGCCCCCATGTTCGGCAGCGCATCCATTTCTGGAGCCTGCGGCTCCGGCTGTTTCGGAGGCTCAAAAGCCTTCTGCACGGCATCCTCAAGAGCCGTGCCCTTCTTCCGTTCATCAATCACCGTCGCCAACTGGCGGATGATCTCCATCGGGTTCTGGCCCTGAGCAGCCATCTGCGGGATCGCTGCAGCCATCGACGCGACACCAGCCTTCAGCGAGTCACGCATCTCCTCCATGTCAATCGCCTGCTCCTCCTCGGAAGCATTCAGCGAAATCGGGAGGTTCCGTCGAGTGAACGAACGGGAAATGAGTTTGTCGCCGCGAGCCTGCAACGCGAAAATCAGTGAACGGTTGGGGTCAAGACCAGCCATCAAACCGTGGCTAATGGTCACACCATAGTTGCCTTTAATGTCGGCTGATGGCTTGTACTTCAACTTGTACTGAACGCCGTTAGCGGTGGCAGAGACCTCGCGTTGCACATCACCGAAGTACGCCTCGTCGACGGCCAACGCGAGAGACACAGCCTCTCCAAGCGTCGCACCCATAATCGACTGGGCGGTCTTAACCTGTGAATCGAAAGCAGCCTGCAGGGCTTTCACGCCCTGCCCTGTCACAATCGACCCGTCCGCTTGCCCTGCTCTTGACTCTGGGAAACGAGTACCGAACTTAAGTTCCTCGGACAGCAGGTTGTTTTCAGCGAACGACATGCTCGGCACATCCAACGGGATACGCCGAATCTTCTCAGGAGTATTAGAACGGATAACAGAATCCGGTCCTATACTAAGTTGCGTTACATCCTGCGGTAACGCCAACGGAGCCTCGACACTTTTCTGTGTCGCCTCCATCATCAGCAGCGCGAGTCGAGCCTTAGCCGCGTATACAGGCAGTACGTCATCGAACTGGCCGCGTGCCTCACCGTCGAGTGACGGTCGCAACGCGATAACGACGGGAACCTGACCGATCTTGTTCTCCGACCGTGCAAGAACCAGCCCCTCCCGTTCCGGCAGGAACATCACCGAGGTGTCCTTGTCGTACCAGCGGACAACCTCAATCATCGACGACTCGTCGATGCGGTTAAACATGCCCTGCTTCAAGATCTTGTCGGCATGCTCAGGGAACATCGCCGCCAAATCGCCTGCTTTACGCAAGAACACATGGCAGTACACCTGCATGTCGCCGAAGCGATCCATGTCAAAATATGCGCCCTCGCAGGACTCCACATGAATGTGAGGCCGCTGATCCTTAAAGTGCGGTTCCACGCGCAGCGGCACAAACCCGTAAGTGATGAACTGGTCGGCGGCACGAATAAGATTCGTACTCATCTTCGACGCAGCCACATAATAGTTAGCGATCTTTGTGCGCTTATCGGCTTTCGTTCGGGCGTTCTCATCCAACGTCGAATCACCCGAAGCGGTGATCGACGGCAAGACACCCACCTGCTCGCTTAGATCCTTCGCGACAACATCGATCATGTTCGCGACAATTGGCTTCGACCACATGCCCTCAGGGAACAAACCCGGAAAAACCTGCTCCGCGTGCCCAGCACGCACAGCAGCAACCTCACGCATACGCCGGTCGCGTTCCGCGTTGCGTTTACGGATCGCATCGAACCGTGCCGCGTAATTGGTCATTTACAGCCTTCCAACTGTTTGAGCCGTTGCCAGCTCGTCAAGAGAAATCACATAACGTGCATCCACGTCACTGCGGGAAGCGAACTGATTCGGGAGGAACTGCGAAACCCCCGCCGACTGCGTCAACACTTCCCGCGCCACAATCTCGCAAAACCACAACGCCATCACGGCGTCCATCTTCAACTTGCTGCCCTTCACACCCGGACGCCAAGTGATCAACTGCTCAATCAGTTTCTTAATGTTCTCAAAGTTGCTCGTATCCGGCAGTTCCAGCAGATGATCGCCAGCATGCTTGAAGGTCTCCTGACCTTCACGTTTCGTCTTCGACCCAAACAACGGCGCAAGAGAAGCAACACCAAAATCTGGATCCGACTTGTTCGTGGACGTGTGATGAGGGCGATACGCGATACCCCGATTCGCTAAGAAAGATCGGATCTCCTCATCCTGCGTCAAAAACAACTGGAACGCATTCGACTCGACAATCACCGTATGCGGTTTAAACCTGTCCGCCCACGAATAAATCAACTCACGAATCGCGGCAGGAGTCGGCGCAGACATGATGTTCACGTCCAAGACGTAACGCTTATTCGTGCGCCGATCCACCGCATACGCGACAGCAGCAGTCTCCCCCGCCATCGCAGGGTCAATCCCAATCACCCGATAAAAGTTGCTGCTCTCAGCAGGGTGACCAGCCGCCCCAGACACCAACGGCCCCGGCTTCCTCATTCCATTAACTGCGCCCCTGACGCATACCGGGTCGAAAATGGCATCCTCGGCAATATCGAGATTCTGGTACACCAGCGACCATTTGCCGGGACCAACCTCGTTGCGGACCACACTCAAACGCGGCCCACTCCACCTCTCAAAGAAACCATCCTCATCAGGAAGGTCACCCTCCGACAGGGGAATATCACACTTCGGCCACAACGTCTCCCACTCCTCAGGAGATTCCCCGTAGCCAAGAACAGCAGGCATCGCCAAATACGTCCACGGAATCTTCCCATCCGTGTAATGCTCAGGGTTCCGCAGCTCCCGATACAAATCAATCGGAGCAACCCGCGTACCCACCACCAGCAACTGGCCGCCATTCGGAGGAAGGCGGGACGCCACTTCCTGCCGAATCCAGTCCTGATGCTTCTCCCACTCCCCCGCGTTCGACAGGGTCACGACATCGTCGAGGACAATTAGGC